AGGTCCACGCATCTCTATCGTCTTATTCTCTGGGTTAGTTTCAAGCCTCATCGGATGAGTCCTCTTCGTTAGTGTCTTCGGATGGTTTGTTTTCTGTGTCTTCTGTCTTCTCTTCTTCACCGCTGCCAGCACCTTGGTTGGCGTGAGCAATCTCTTCGCCACCCTCGATTGGCTCAAGGTCGTGCATCTCACGCAGTTCGTTTACTGTGGCTATGCCTTGCTGGGATATCTTGAGAGTGTATTCAGCGATGCTGTTTGGGTCGCCCTGCATGAGTTTCTTCGTGTCGAAGACGGCCTCAAGGTTTCCGTATGGCATCAGTTTGCTTTCAATCTCTTGTGTCCACTTCGCGAACCATCGTGAAAGACAGTTGTTAATGTAGGCAGTGTTACGCTCGGAGATGGAGCGATAGGTCTGTCCGCTGTCGTCACCCATGATGGACTCCAAGCCAAACAGTAATGCGATCTCTTCACGCTGGAAGTTACGCTGCTGGAGGAATTGTGCGTCAGCATTACTCACTGGCAGTGTTGACATTGACATTCCGTCCCTAAGCATTGCTGCCTTGCCGGTGTTGTCGATTCCCTCGTGAGCCTCATTGAAGTTGTCCAAGAACTCTTTACTATCCTTGGCGTTGCGGAACATTCCGGTTGGAGCCTCGATAATGACGCTAGGGCGTCCGCTGTTAGCCACTGTGACCGCTGCACCCTCTTGACCTGCTTGGGTCAGTCCGAAGACGTCTCGTGCTATGTCGATGACGTGCATGCCCCAGATACCGTTGTATGACGTGTTCATCACATGGAGGACGTCACGGTCAGGAATCTTGTAGTACTCTCCATTCTTTAACTTAACTGGGAGCGAGTCTTGTGTGGTCCCACTGTCTTGTGTCACGAGGTGCCATTTCTGTCCGCCGACTAGCATTGTCTGACAGTTGTATGGCAGGATTGGGATCAAGCCAATAGGTGTTCCATTGCTGTTACGCTCGATGTACGCTCTACCATTCCCAGCCATCAGGCAGTGAATCATGAGCATCTCACGGAACTGGTAAGCCGTCATCATCTCATTAGGCTTCTTGTTCAGCAACTTGTACGTGTTGTTATACACGCGGGGCTTGGTTCCATCAGCATTCCACTTCTGGATCTCGATGGGCATCTGTGCAATGTGCCCGCTAATCTTATTAACGGCGTAGGTCACTGGTGCAAGGCCGATTGCCGAGTTCACAGTGACGTTGATGCCTGTCTTTGACTTTGTTCCGCCAAACGCTTCTACCAGCCACTGAGAAGGGTTTCTCTGGTTGGTGAACGCTTTGAATTTCTTTCCAAGTTTCATGTTATTAGTAAGTCTCCGGTGCTTCTTCCACGTCCTGCCATCGCTCGACGAAAGGCCATTGTTAAAGCCACCAAGGGGTCAATTTTCTGCGACGAACTTGCTTTGTCGTACATCCATCGATCCGATCTGTCGCGTACTGCGACCGCGTTTGACAAGCACCACCGCAGCAGAGGATCACCGTCATGGGTGAACCTACCATCCGCAAGGGCCTGTCTAAACTCTGCAATCGGCTCGTTAAAATGACGAGTAGTTTGTGGCATCGCCGCGATTACCACGCCTTCTTGCTCAACCTGTTCTCCGAATTGCTGTGCGTTGTATGGGTCAATTGCACAGTCAGTTGTGTAGTATGTCCAGTAGTCGTCCACAAACTCCGCTTGGAGGTCTGACATCGGTGAGTCTGTCACCTTGATCAGCCCCTTGTCAATGAAGTCGCAGAAGGGTATAGCGTTGAGGTCACGCTGCGTGTTTCTTGCTATGTAAGACTTTACCCTTCCCTCGTATCTGTAAATTGGACGACCGTCGCTGTCTTGTTGGTCTGTTTCAAATCTGGCAACGAATGCACAGGCTGCCAAGTCGTCTCTACCGCCGAGGTCAATTCCGGCACCAACGCAGTCTGCATTTCTAGCCCAGTCTGACAACTCACCCTCGCACGCGTCGTAGTCTTCGAGGTTGAAAATTCGCTCGGTTGAACTGACAAGAACATTTGCATGGTAGCGTCGAAATCGGTTAAGGGCCTGTGGGTTTGTCAACGCTGGCTTGATCTGTCCACGCAAGAATTCCATGCTGATTGACACACCCATGTTTGGGTTTGCCTTTATCCAGCATGTCTCATCGAACGGGCTATCACTTTCGTCGATCTCATAGATGGCAGCAAACAGTTGCTCAGAGTCTACAGTCTTGTCTAGCACTGCCTTTGCGAATCCTACTTCCTCGATCCACAGGTGGGACTGGTCGTCGCCAGCCGTGGTGACCGTCAGTGTAAGCGGCTGAACACGAGAACCCGCACCAGTGACCATAGTGTTGTAGAACTTCCGGTGCTGCTTGGTCCACGCGTGCGTTTCGTCCATTATTGTTAGTTGACTATTTAGTCCATCGTAGGGGCGGTCGGAACCAACCGCCTGCATATTTCCGCCGTTGTGGTGGAACGTCATGACCTTGTTTGCGACAGTACTGCCTTCCTTGAGGACCGGCGATTGTTGCCTCATTCGGAAACACTCAGCGAGAATAACCTTCTCCGACTGCTCACGCTTTGTGGCGGCCATGATTATCTGTGACTGTGCCTCTGGCTCGTTTGTGATTGGGTTAATATCGCACGACGCGACGAACATGGCGATGCCTGCCGCTATCGTCGATTTGCCAGATTTGCGACTCATTGACCAATAGATCCTGCGGAACCTTCTACCTCGACCGTCGTCACGCTGCCACCCAAAGATGTTTGCAACCGCGAACGACTGCCACTCTTCCAAGTGAAAGGGCTGTCCTGCATGCTCGCCTATAGAATGCCTGAGTGCGGCAGGAAAGAAGCCAGTGGCTCCCATTGCCTTCTTCTTGTCGAAGTAGTAAGGGAACTCCTCTGTGGACTGCTTGGCAAGATCGTCTTTGTATCTCTGTACAGCCAAGCGTACATACTTGCCGACAATGACTTCGCCAGCAAGAACCTTTTCTGCGTAGGAGTCCCATGCGTGCATGACTACTCCTTCATAAGTTTGATGATCGACGCAAGTGAGGTTGTTTCTTCTTTTCTTTCTTCGGATGTCGCCACCGAGAGTCTTGCCCTACTTGAGGGTGACAGTCCAATCTCGGATAGTAGTTTTTGGTGAGACGCTGCGAGTTTAAATAGTGCAACAGACTCTGGTGACGTTTTTCCGTTTTCGTCTTTATGACCGTTGGCCGAAATGTGAATGATACACTTCTTCCACTCGCTGTACGTGAGAACGTACGCGGTCAGAAGGTGCGTATCGGTCTTCGTGAGTATCCCACAGTCCTTCAGCACGTCTACTGTTTCATTCCACACTTTAAGTGCTTCAGGGTCAGCCTCTACAAAGTCTGGTACGGATGGAAGCCGAGGATCGCCATTTATTTGATTTTTGGGGCGTCGTGACGGGTTCTTCTTGTATCCACCAGATTGTTCGGTAACTGATATCGCTCGTGGTTTGCGGCCTCTTGTCATATGGGTAATTGTAATGTACGAGAACCGGTTGACTTCTAGGTTGATGTCGCCTATGATGTCTGTGTACAGCAAATACCAACAAAAGGAGCGTGCAATGAGTTTCAGGATCGACGAAGCAGTGTTAGAACTGAATCCACGAGTTGTCAGGATCGAGGGGGACGGCAAAGGTCCAAAAGTTGCTGGTTGGCCTTCCATCCAGACACGAGCAGAGGATTGGGTCAAATCCAATGGCGGATGCTTAGAGTTTGACAGCCCGACTGTCCATCGCTATGGCATTATTATCGACCCAGACATGCTAGTGGTCGACGTGGACGTCCACGATGCAGACAAGAACGGCTACGCTGCCCTTGAGGACATCAAGCAGGAGTATGGGCTTGATCTGTACACCGACGCTGAGTTTGCCGTGGAGTCACCATCTGGGGGCTGTCACCTATTCTTTCGTAAAAGGGAAGACGTCAAACTGCCTAAGAGTCTATCCCACTACGCCGGCTTGGACTTCCTGACTTCAGGGACCCAAGTGATCGGTGCTGGATCTACGCACGTGTCTGGTGGCACGTACAAGGTTATACGCTCAGGCACTCCCAAGATGATGGATCCACG